CGCTTCAAGGACGGCGGAACGCTTGGCGTGGCTACTGGCCTCAGCGAAGCAGAGCAAGCCGATCTCGCCAGCTTCGTAGGCAAGATCATCGAGGTCGAAGCGATGGGCATCAGCTCCAAGGGCCTGCTCCGCGAGCCCCGCTTCAAGGGCATCCGCAGCGACGTAACCACACCGGACTACTAAGGACTAATGGAAGATAATACCCCGGCACTGATGTGCTTCTCGCAAGAAGGTATCGAACACCGTATGTACTACGGCGGCATTAAGCGTGCCGAGGGTATGCTTAACAAGGCCGAAGAGAACGGCCGAGCCCATGACAATCCCTACGCCAAGGAAGTCTTCCGGGACTACGTGCTCCCCTTGGCACAGGCCATCAAGGACATCATCGAGGTAGACGAGGGCAAGGCCGGTGTGCGCCATGCTCACGTCTCCCTCCTCCGCAACCTGGACTACGAGGCAATCGCCTTCCTTACGGTTCGCTATGTCTTCTCCACTCAGCTCAGCAACAATCCAGAGGATCATCGAAGCCTCGCAAGCGGCATCGGTCGAACGATCCATCAGGAACTACTCCTCGGACAAGTCGAGGCCTTTAGCCCCGACCTCTACCACACCCTTGTCAGAGACCTTGGCCGCCGCCTTAGTACTGACGAGCGCTACCGAACCACCGTGTTCCGCATGCAGGCCCAGAAGGCTGGCCTCATATTCACGGAGTGGCCGATTGGTGCCCGGCAGCAGGTCGGCTTCTTCATGCTGGAAATGCTGGAGACTGCTGGACTGATTACCCTGGGCGAGGAGATGCGCAAGGGCTTCAAGTACACGGCCCGCGAGGTCTTCATTAGCGCCGATGTCTTGGATCGCATCGACCAAATCAAAGGATACGTCTGTGTCTCCATGCCCGTTTATGGCCCATGCGTTGAGCCACCCTGCGACTGGACCAGCACTACGAGCGGGGGCTTTCATACCCGCGAGCTACGACGGGCTAACCCATACTTGGTGCGTGGGGGTAGCGCAGTGCGTAGTGCCGTGCGAGACGCCGACATGCCAATCGTGCTCCGCGCTGTTAACGGGCTACAACGGACTGCCTGGGCTGTCAATGAGCGCATGCTGCGTACCGTGTACGAAATCGCCAGGGCCTTCTCCACCAAGGAGATTGTCAGCCTTACTGACAAGCCTAAGCCGGCGGCTCCTCTTTGGCTCCAGCCTGGGATGAAGCCGGAGGGTATGACCGAGCCCCAGCAGGCAGAGTTCAAGGCCTGGAAGCGGCGGGTCGCCGAGTGGCACACGGCCCGCAAGTTGCTGGCTACCCGCTATGGGCGCTTCTACAGTGCCACCCGACAGGCCGAGGAGTTCAAGGACTTCGCTGCGATCTACTTCGTGTACTTCGCTGACAGCCGTGGCAGGCTGTACCCCATGACCTATGGCCTTAACCCTCAAGGGTCGGACCTGGGCAAAGCCCTCTTGCACTTCTCGGAAGGCAAGCCCGTTACCACCCCCGAGGCTATCCGCTGGTTCCATGTGCAGGGCGCCAACAAGTGGGGCTTCGACAAAGCTACCCTGGAGGAACGCCATGCGTGGGTCGTCCAACGACAAGACGAGTTCTGCCTCTATGCAGATGATCCGGTTAACAACCGGGGCTGGGAAGAGGCGGGCGACCCGCTCCAGTTCCTTGCTTGGTGCTTCGAGTACCGGGACTGGTGCCGAGACACCAAGGGCACTTTCCTGTCTCGGTTGCCTATCAGTATGGATGGCTCCTGCAATGGGCTGCAGAATTTGTCTGCCCTGTTCCGGGATGAGGTCGGAGGTCGCGCCACTAACCTCACCAACAACGCCGTCATGGAAGACATCTACCGGCGAGTCGCTGAGGCGGCCACTGTCCGACTTGCTAAGGCTGCAGGAGCAACACCGGAACAGGAGCGCCTTCGGCTTATGTGGCTCCAGCACGGCATCAGCCGCAAGGTCGTCAAGCGATCAGTGATGACCACGCCCTACGGGGTAACGCTGCAGTCGGCTACGGACTACGTGGTTGACGACTACCTCAGCGAGGGCGGCTCGCCCTTCGACAAGGCGGAGTGGAAGGCTGCGGCTCGAGTGCTCATGTCCGCTGTCTGGCCGGCTATCGGCGATGTGGTAGTCAAGGGCCGCGAGGCTATGGACTGGTTGAAGAAGGGTGCTCGCACCATCTGCAAGTCCTTCGGCGACGAGGAACCTGTCATCATCTGGGACACGCCCTCCGGCTTCCGGGCATGCCAAGCGTACTTCGAGACTAAGGACCACCGGATCAACACCCGCCTTCACGGGCAGGTCAAGATCAAGGTTGTCAGCGAGACCGATGAGCCCAGCGTTACCAAGCATGCTAGCGGGCTGGCCCCGAACTTCGTGCATAGCATGGATGCGGCGCATCTGCACCTGACCACGGCGACTGCTGCTAGCTGCGGTATCTCGGCGCTCGCCATGATCCATGACGACTACGGCACCCACGCCGCCGACGCCCAGCTGCTGTTCGACATCATCCGCCGGGAGTTCGTCAATATGTATGACTCCCACGATCCTATCCAGGACCTCATCGACCGCTACCCCTCTCTGCCGAAGGCGCCAACCAAGGGCGCCCTGGACATCAGGGAAGTATTGAAGTCGGACTTCTTCTTCTCTTAATCCAGTACACGTACTACAAGGAAACCGATGCAGCGAGATAACATCCAACTCATCACCCGGCTTAACCCGGAGGTGTATGCTGAACTCTTGAAGAAGCTGCCAGTCAGCCTTCACGTAGACAGCGACACGAGCCCCATGCAAGCCGGCTTCCAGCTGGGCATGGCCCGCGTACTTCAAGAACTCCGGGAGGGTTATGTCGTATCGGTTGGTTGAAACCCACCCCGCCGAGGTCCTGCTTAACCGCAGCCTCATCCAGGCGCATCACGACGAACTCAAGATGCCCTGGCCCCTGGACCCGGACATCGAACGCTTCACGGCGCTCTACCTCCAATGGTCGCTGTTCGTGCTTGCCCTCTACTACGGGGACGAGCTGATCGGCTACAGCTTCAACTTCATCGACAAGCACCTGCACAGCAAGGACTTGACGGTATGCGTCAATGAGCTGCTGTATGTCAACCCGGTTGGCGGGCACCGCAGTACCATGTGGCCCGCCATGCTGATGTCTCAGACCAAGGTGCTTGCCAAGCAACGAGGTGCGGCCTTCATGCAATGGCACACCGTTCCCGGAACACCCCTTGGGCGCACCCTCCTACGCCGAGTCCCGGTATTCGAGGAAGCCTACATCCACCCACTATAGCCTTGCACGCACTGCCCTCCCTAACCCGGAGGGCAGCTTTTCTGCGTTCGCGGGCGCACACAGGAGCCCGCATGTCAGGTCTACTCAAGCCCATCGCCAAGGTGATCGGCACCATCACAGGCGCAGAGGCGCAGAAGAAGGCGGCCGAGCAGAGCGCCGCAGCCACGCTCGCCGCAGCCGAAAAGGAATCCGCTGCCCAGGTCGAGGCCGCCAACAAGGCCGCCCAGGCTACCCGCGACGCACAAGCCGCTGCCCAAGCCTTCGAGCTGCAGCGCTCCGCAGATGCCGCCCTGGCACAGCAGAACCTGACCACGTCCTCGGCCGCGCCCACCGTGCAGCTCGCGGACCAGTCCGACGAGGGCTCTGCCAGCGCCGCCCGCAAGCGCCGTGCCACCTTCCGCCCCGAGTACGCCACCGGGGTTTCGCTGTGAGAGGCGATAGCGCCAGCGCAGTCTGGTCCCGTCTCGACGGCATCAAGCGTGCCCTCATGGTTCGCATCGAGCGCTACGCCGCGCTCACCATCCCCAAGGTATGTCTCCCCGGCGGGGCCACTACCTACAACACCGAGCAGTCCCACGACTACCAGAGCCTTGGCGCCCAGGCAGTCAACCACGTGGTCAACAAGCTCATGGTCGCCATCGCGGCCCCCTCCCGCCCGTTCTTCCGTGTCCAAGCAGGACCGACCACCGCCAAGGAAATGGCTGCCGCTAAGGTCTCGGAGACCGACCTCGGCACCATCCTCGCCAACCTGGAGCGGGACTCCGTCAAGGAGCTGGACGCTAAGGGCCAACGCCCGAAGCTCTACCAAGCCCTCCGCCATCTGGTCATCACCGGCAACGTGCTGATGATCCTGGACAAGGACCACATCCGCATCCTGGGCATGAAGTACTTTTGCGTCAAGCGCAACGTCAAGGGCGAGGTGCATACGCTGGTCATCCGCGAGAGCGTCTTCTTCGACGAGCTGGACCCCAACATCCGCAAGCTGTTCGGCACCCGCTACCACGACGAGACCAAGGTCGATCACTACAAGCTCATCAAGCGTAACCCCGGCCCCGCTGGCGGCTACACCATGACGCAGTGGATCGACGAGACCAAGCTGCCGAAGGAGTGGGATGCTCGCTGGTCCGAGGAGAAGATGCCTTACCGCGTGCTGACCTGGGACCTTGCCGACGAGGCCGACTACGGCACCGGGCTGGTCGAGGACTACGCAGGCGACTTCGAGGCTATGAGCGTGCTGGCCCAGGCTACCTGCGAGGGCGGGGTCATGGGCACGGAGTTCCGCTGGGCGGTCAACCCCACGGGGCAGACCTCCGTGGACGACATGAACAACAGCCGCTCGGGTGACACCATTGCCGGCAACCCCAAGGACGTAGGCGTCATACAGCCCAACACGGCCAACGGCGTGAAGATGGCGATGGACCTGGAGAACAAATACTCCCAACGCATTGCCCGGGGCTTCCTACTCCAGTCCGCTGTTACCCGCGATGCGGAACGTGTGACTGCCGAGGAAATCCGGGCTACCGCTATGGAGCTGGAGTCCAGCTTCGGCGGCGTGTACTCCTCGCTTGCGCCCCAACTGCAGAAGCCCCTGGCTATGTGGCTGCTGGCCACGGCCGGGACGGCGCTGCACGGCACGGACCTGGGCATCGTCATCATCACGGGTCTCGATGCCCTCAGCCGTAACGGCGACCTGGAGAACCTGCGCCTCGCGCTGTCGGACCTTGCCCAACTGGCAACGGCGCCGCCGCAACTGCAGGGCCGCATCAAGTGGCAGGACCTCTCCGAGTTCGTAGGCCAGGGCCGGGGCGTTGACCTCCGCCGGTTCATCAAGTCCGATGACGAGTACGCACAAGAGCAGCAAGCTCTCCGCGCCGCTGAGACCCAGCAGGCGAACGAACAAGCGCAAGGCGCAGCGCAAGCTGATGCCCAAGCTCAACCACCAACTTAATCCATAGGACGTAGCCATGACGACCGAAGCACAGACCACCACCGTTGACGAGCAGAAGCCGGTAGTCCCGGTAGTAGACACGCCCCTGCCGACCCCCGTGGTCGCAGACCCGGCGAAGGTAGTAGAGCCCCCGGCCGGCGAGCCCGAGGTCGTAGCCTATGAGCCCACCGGGGACGTAGGCCTCGACATGGCCCTTGAGTTCGTCGGCCGGCACGGCTTCCACCCCGACCACCCGGCCCTCCAGGCTGCGGTCAAGGGCGACTTCTCCATCCTCTCCGCCAAGCTGGCCGAGAAGGGTGCCGTTGGCTACGAGCGCTTCGTGGCCCTGGCCGAGAAGGCCTACGGCGAGAACAAGACCAAGGCAGAGGCGAAGGCCAGTGCCGAGCTTGCCAACGTCCACAAGGTCGTAGGCGGCGCCGAGCAGTGGACCGCCATCAGCGAGTGGGCCAAGAAGGAAGCCACTCCCGAGGAGGCCAAGGAGTTCAGCGCGATGCTGGCTGCTGGCGGCTTCCAGGCCAAGGCCGCTGCCAAGTACCTCGCCGAGCAGTACGCGCGTGCGACCGGGCAGGCAGAGACCCAGGGCGCGGGCCCGGCCGTGTCCTCCGTGCAGGGCACCTCCGCAGCACCCGGCACCCTGGATGCTAAGGCGTATGGCCGCGCCGTCCAGGAAGCCCGTAGTGCCTTCCGTGGCCGGGGTGCCTTCGAGGAGTCCCCGGAGTACCGAAGCCTCCAGGCCCGCCGCACCGCGCACCGCTGAGCCAGTACCTGTACTACAGCATGACCCGCTTTCCTTACCATCGTTGATGGTGCGTGGGTCTATTCATCATCAACGTCAACTATTGAAAGGCCGTCATGGCTATTACCGAAAGCTACAACATCGAGCGCCCGGCGCAGAGCAACTCTGCCGGCGCCGTCACCGCTCTCCAGATCGAAGAGTACACCGGCGTCGTCGAATCGACCATCGAGCGCAAGGCCATCCTCAAGGGCTGGATTCCCGTCCGCAACGTGCGCGGCACCGGCGTCATCACCAACTTCGCCGTGGGCGAGAGCACCCTGGGCAAGGTCGTGCCGGGCGTCCAGCCGGACGGCAACTCCAACAACGACTTCGCCAAGCGCTCGCTGCGCGTGGACTCCCTGATCTTCGCCCGTACCATCCTGCCGCTGCTGGAAGTCTTCCAGACCAGCTACGATGCCCGCAAGGAAATCGGCCAGGAACACGGCAAGAAGATCGCCAAGTTCTGGGATCAGGCTTTCTTCATCCAGGCAATCAAGACCTCGCTGCTGACCGACTCCGCCTACCGTGGCGCTGGCGGTGCCGGCAAGCCGGGCGGCCACTTCGGTGGTTCGCAGCAGGCCCTGGGTTCCGCTGGCGACAAGGCCGATCCGGCCAAGCTGTACGCTGCCATCGCCGGCCTGTTCACCAAGATGGAAGCCAAGGATGTCGATCCGCAGTCCGACGACGTGATGCTGGCCGTCAAGCCCGCCGAGTTCTACACCCTCCTGCAGAACGAGCAGCTCATCGACGGCACCTACGTGACCAGCGAAGGCACCAAGATTCAGGGCATGCTGCTCAAGTCCTACGGTGTCCCGGTCGTGCGGTCCAACAACTTCCCCGGCTCCGAGACCATCACCGGCCACCTGCTGTCGAACACCGACAACAGCAACGCCTACGACGGCGACTTCTCCAAGATCGTGGCTACCGCCTTCTCGCCGCGTGCGCTGATGGCCGGCGAGACCATCGCCCTGGAAACCGACGTGTTCTACTACAAG